CAAGATATATTGTACGACACACAGTCCCCATCACATAAAGACTGGTTTTTACACTTGTTATTTTTTACTCAATGATCTTTTTCTAAGCCCTATTATAGACCTTCTGCTATATGTGTCAATAGTTTTTTTGTCCATAATTTTATACTTAATTTGTGGTAGTTATCCACAGATACACGTAAATCTTTTTTAAGTTGCTGAAAGTCCTCTGGAGTCTTTACTACTTTTTTGTGGCAGTGATCGCAGTAGCAAACGAACCTGCCCATCTGTCCCAGGGAGAAGTCCAGACTTCCCGGCGTCTTGTAGGCCATCTTGTCTCCTTTCTCACCCTCCACAGGTAGGGGTCATAATTGTGATGGGGTATGATTATCCCCTACTAAGCACGATTATACACCCATCACATAAACTTATCAAGATTGCGCCAACGTTCCGCCCAACGCTGTATTGTTTTTATGTTCACCGACTTACCCTCATCCCCCAGTGATTTCCATATCCAATATACACTTCTATCTTCTTTTTTCATCTGCAAATATAGCTCTTCGGCTCTTCTATAATATGATACTGGAAATTGTTTAGGCATCTTTGTCTCCCCTATCTATTATACCATAGTCAATAAGCAACTTATTCAGTCTATATTTTGAAATCCCGAAATACCTAGATAGGTATGTTTTATTTTTTATCCCGATTCTACTTACTGCCCTGGCCAAGTTGTGTCTGCCAATTTCTGTTGTCTCTAGTGTGCTTCTAAGGTTTTTATGTATCTCTACGTGACAGTTACTACATATTTTCATTAGATTATCTCTATTGTTATTTCTACTATTTTTATCCTTATGGTGGACTACTAATTTATCCGCAGAACCACAAATATCGCATCTATTGTTGGCCATCATAATTCTTACCCTATTGGGGGCAGTTTTATATCCGCGCAAGACCTGATGCACCCTCTGCCTACTAATACTAAAATATCGAGCAATTTCTACCGTTTTTTTGCCATTTTCATACATAAGAACAATGGAGTTGTTTCTCTCTGATTTTTCGTCTTTTCTCATATAGAAATTATACTACATCTATTGACAAATAGCAAGATAAAAATATAGCCCCAGGCGGGAGGAACGCCTGAGACTGAATATGTAAACTCCCGAAGGAGTGAACAACTAAAAGTTTTTGGGGTCGCTAGGGTTGTTCAATACACCGATAAGTGTAAGGGTTTCTACAAGAGCCGTACCGACTACTTTTACTATGTCACTTACTTGTGGCATGAATAGTCCTACTACTAAAAGTATCTGGGCTAATATAGATGTCCATACTACGGGTGATTTGAAACGTGGTGCTATGTTCATATCTTCTCCTATCTTTATGTCTGTGACCTCTGTAGAGGCCCCGGGTTGAGTTTTTATTTCTTCTGTGGCTAGTTGCTCGGCAGCGATTCTATCTGCCTCTATTTTAGCTAATCTCTCAACTTCGAGTTTAGCCTGTTCCTCCGCGAGTTTTTTCTGTTCAGCAGCAACTCGTTCAGCCTCAGTTTTGGCGGCGGCGTCCGCTTCAGCTTGTGCTTTTTCGGTTTTTATTCGGTTTTCTTCTGTGATAGCGGCTTGTTGGGCATTATAGGCATCTTGGTCAAAGTTGACGTCTTGGTTTGGTCTTAATACTCCTAGGAATGTATTATAGTTATGAGAGACATATCTACTAGGCTTACTTCCATCCCATGGAGAGTCCCAGTTTTGGTCTAGCGAGACAAAATAATTAGTATTGCCCTCTCCTGTACAGATACATATATGGCCATAAGTCCCCATGTTGAATACTCCTACGTCTCCCCTTTTGGGAACGAAACTAGGTGTATTGGCTATCTTCGTAAAGGCTGAAGTGTTGTATGAGTTCCAAGTATCTTTAGCCGCGGGAGCACCCTTTACGGTTACTTTTAAGTAGTTTCTTTGGTAATCCGCATATAAGTCCATACACTGTGCTCCATAGGCACCATCATCGTCTATATACTTACCAGCCCGTTCGCTGAAAAACTTATCTGCTATTGTCATTTTTCCTCCTTTACATCGAATACAACCCTGTCAGCGTATTCACTTTTTTTACCATCATTCCATTGTTCTACTGGACGGATGTAACCCACGATACGACTATAAATCTCCGCGGGTTGCCTTAAACCTTCTAACTCCGCTTGAGACCTGTTCTCTACACTTTCCAACTTTTTCTCCTATCTGAATATAAGTCATCCCACTATCTTTTAGTTTTGCCCATTCTTCCCATCTGTTCATAATTGTTTTAGATCTTTTGCTGTGTATCTTCTGCTTAGTGTCTTCGTTGAGTGGTATTCCCTTATTCCACGCGGTGTGCGCGTGGATTCTGCCATGTCCGACAACGCTACAAAGTGCAAGGTTGTCTATGTCATTATTGAACCTGTTTTTGTCGATATGATGTATAACATACCCCTTTGGGATGGGCCCCATTTTTGCTTCCCATATAGCCCTGTGGCCATTCTTGCCGAAGAAATAACTACTGCTTGTTTTCCCTGTGTATTTGAACCTTCCCTTTGCATCCCTTTCCATTGTTTTCTCCTTTGTTTTATAGGTACTTGATACCTATCACAAAGAGAGTTTTATACAAGAGCATATATTTCGCATTTAGTTCTCATATAATGTGCCTTTCAAATAAGAACGCTATTAGTCCGATCACAGCAGTTACTAAACCACCTATAAATATCTTTACAAACCACGCTACCCAAGCAGGGGCATATTTCTTGTCAGCCGATTCAAAGAAAGTATCAAGCTTCTCCTCAAATCTGGTGAATCTATCGTCTACTTTTGTGTCTAGGCGGCGAACATCGTCTTTGAGGTCGCATATTTCTTTCATTAGTCTTGACTCCAATTTATCCGCATCCTGCTTTCTCTCGGCTACGGCTTTATCTAAGTTAGTTTGTACTTGGTCGGCTTTCATATAATTCCTTTAATTCCATATAAGGGCATTCTACTCATATATTTACCTTATAGTAGGGTTGAAGTAGCGAATAGTCTTGGAGCAATTGGAGTAGCAGTCAATCTTAGGTTGGCGGTGTTACCAGCACTATTTGTTTGAGATAGATTCAAGTAATATGTCCTCTTCGCAGATAGGCTAATCGGATTCTGTGGATAGAATGTTCCTTCAGCCTCTGCAGTAGTACTTGTGGCCCCGCCAGCAGCAACCTTGCCTGCCCATCTTGCATCTGGTGCAGTATTATTAGCAGTGGACAGTCCAGCATTTATCGTTATAAATGTACATGTTGCCCCTGGTGAACCAGCATCACAAACTGCGTAAAACCCAAGGTTCCAGTTACCAACAGGAACTATTATGCTACCAGCTCCAGTATTGACCCACGCACCTTGAGCCTGAGCGGAAGAAACTGTTTGCGGGGCACTTGTTTCCACTGTCCACTTCTCTTCTCTTAGTGGGAACCCGTAAGGAGCTTTCTGAGTTGAGTAGTACACATTACTTATCGTAGCATTTACAAGTGAGTGGTCTGTTCCACCATACATTGTGATAGTGGTGTTTGGAGCCGAGTAACTTGAAGCTGTACAGAGGAAGTATTTAGTGAGAGTTAAGTCTCCCGTTCCTTGTGTTGTAGCGGAGGCGTATTTAGCAGCGATAGTTTGTTCGTCTAGGGCATAACCATTAATAAGGAATAGGTCGTCGATTTGACCGTTGAACCACCCAGCATTAGACCCTGCATCAGATGTACACCCAATTCTAACGTAGTTTGTTGCTGCGTATGCAGGAGTAACTGAATATCCAGAGATGTTCATCACGCCATCAACATAAACCTGTATATAATTGTTCTTAAAGGAGGCGTCAATACGATGCCAGTTTCCATCTGCGTAGGCACCAGTTCCCATAAATTCATTATAACCTCCAGTCGAGGAAGTGTTGTTTGCTAATAATATATATGGCCTGCCAGTATCTATCTTTAAGACAACTCCAGCATAATTAGGATTCTTTGAGAATGATGAGAATATTGTCTGAACACCAGAATTAGATGTCTTAAACCATGCTCCTATTGTGAACTCGGCGCCACTTGCTCCTAGATGGAAAGCAGCTGCATCTGTAATTGAGAGTGCTTGGTTAGTTCCGTTTAGAGTAAGAGCATTAGAGAACTTACCTGCTGTATAGGTAGGGGTACCGATATTACCCATAGTAGCAGAACCTTTATCAGCAGCACTTGATGAGTCGAATGACCAGTAGTGAGAGAGGGCTTGGACTTGGGAGCCTTTTACACGAACGCCTGGATAAACCTTAGCGGTTATGTCCCCAGTTGCCGTCATCGTAAACGTAGGACTATCAGCAGAAGCGTAGGCTGGTGAGCCAGACATTTGAATCCAGTCCTGACCACCGAGTAATTGACCATCTTTTAAGACATCGAAGTAACCCGACACCATGTTCATACGAACATCAGCACCCAGATCGTGGGCTTGGGCGGTTGTACTTCCCTGTCCTCTGCCATCAGCGGGAACAGCCACGTAGTTAGCACCGACTGCGTTGTAGAAGATTATTTCTCGTTTAGAAGAGTTGGAGTAGTCTATTACTAGATACCCCTCTGTTTCTGTGGGTACGCTGTTTAGATAGATGGTTAAATCAGTAGCATCGCTGACTGCCGCACTTAGCGTAGTAGTGAAGAAGTCCTGCATACCGATATTCGTGCTTATTGTAGGCATGTTATCCTTTCGCCACCTTTAGAGCGGCAACTTTAAGTTTTTTATTTTTTAATTTGACTGATTTTAGTGAAGATGAACCTATTTTGATTTTTGGGGTTTTAGGGGTGTATTTTTTGACTTTGGCTATTTTTGTTTTAGATGATTTGGGTTTTTTGAGTTTGAGGGTACCGAGCTTGGTTTTGGATGATGATGTTTTCTGTGTCTCACCTAAAACGTCTATTTTTGCTCGAGCCCTAGCGCCCTGCATTACTTTGTCGATTGCCTTGGCCTTATCCTCGTCTGTCAGGGTTGAGTACTCCTGACTGGCTACCAATGTTTCTAGCTGTGGTTTGGCGATCTCTCCGATTCTTGTCTCGAACTTATCCATTACGGTTGGTTCAATCTTTATTTTCTGTCCGTTGACTGTTTGTGTCTTGGACGGAGCAGACGGAGTCGCATTATTGTCAGTACCATTTAGCCTTGATAGTTCATCTATAACCGAGCTTTTAATTGGAGTTTTGGAGTTAAATAGGTCGATATACGCGTTAAATCCAGTTGGTTCCTGTGGCATCGGGTTACCCAGTGCGTCTCTTTTGGGTAGAAGAGTATTTCTTAATCCCGGTATACCAGACTTAACCGCATTGTTTATCGCTGTTGGCATATCGTTGGCTGTGGTTTCTCTCTGGGTTTTGTCAAAGGCCTTAGCAGTATCTTTAACAAAGTTTGGAACCATTGATGATAGTTGTTGGCTCACATAAGACTGAGCAAACCTACTTGGGTCAGATATAGCATTTAATGGTCCCTGTACGCCCTGTAGGAATGTTTGCGATAAAAAGTCTTTTCCTATACTTGCGGCTGTCTCGGAGATGGGTTTATTTTGCGCGAACTTGCTTCCCGCTAGGGCTACAAGCATTTCTGGGCCGATAGAGTTTATACTTCTCCATTTTCCACCTACGAGGACAGAGTTTGCTTGTTTGCCTTCTAGTTGCCATTGTCTTGATTCTGCAGCATCTTTTGGTTGTCCAGTCATTAGTCCTTTAGCCGTAAGTACAGCAGCTATCCCCATTATTCCCGTGCCTATTACACCTCTACCGATTTCTTGTGAGGCTTGGCGCTGTAATTCTGGCATATTCTTGGCTAGAACCTTAACGTCTTTAGTTAGTCCCTTGGCCAGTCCGATTGGTGAGTAGTTTATTATCTGTCCAGCAATACTAGACGGAACACCCGTAAATGGGGCGACTATTTCAGAAGCGGCTTCACCGAGTTGAGACCCCTTCATACCATTTTTGAAACTAGAAGCCATCTTACCTAGTGCGTTTCTGTCCTTAAAGGTGGCTATACTGGCATCTTGCGTGGCGTTCTTGAGCATTTCGGCGGTTGGGTTGCTTACAAGACTTTCTATAAACGCCTTGTCTCCATGTTTGCCAGCATTGATAGCGGCAGCACCAGCCTGGTCATAAAGTGAGCGATTTAATGCAGCGTGATAAAAGGGTTTATCCTGAGCACCCATCATATTAAATACAAAGTCGGTATATTTCTTTAATGCCTGTTCGGGTTTATTGTTACCCCAAGTTACCTTTTGTACGTCAAACTTGGCGATATTCTGCTCTGGGTCAAAGCCGGTAGTCATTATGTCCTTAGCTGATTGCCAGCCCTTCTTAGCGCCAGATAATTCGCCTTTTAGCGTGGGTGTCAGTGTTCTTAATCCCGTTCTTTTTGATAGAGCAATATCATTTAGTGCGGCTATCGGGTCTTTGGCTATCTCGGTTATTCCGTGAACAGTGTTGCCGATAAGATTTCTCATAGTAGTACGAGGGGAAGTCAGTAGTCCCGCTTTCCAAACCGTTATCGCCTTATCAGTGAATGTCGAGGGGATTAGCTTATTTATGGATTCCATTAACTGTTGAGATGCGATATTTCTTTCACGACCCTCTGGCATTACCTGTATTTTCTTTGCTTGACTGACAAAGTTCTCTATATCGGTTGTTTTTATCTCTAGTGGACTATTTTTGTGTATCTTGTTGTATTTGTTTATGGCCGACTGTGCGAATCTCACAGCACCTTGTGGTGTAGTTTTGTCATATTGAGAGAACATCTGTACCATTTGTCCGAGATTGGTAGAGTCAGAAGCGTTTACAAAGTCAACGGCCTTGTCCCAGTTCCCTTGAGACGAGTATTTATTAAATAGTTCCGAGCCTATTTGTATATCAACCGCGTTCTTTGGTGCGAGTGCCCTTATTTCAGCATTATTTGGATCTAAACGAATTAGGTTTTTAGCATCTTTTATCGTGGTGGTATTGTCTTTTACCACGTAAGTACCCTTCAACATATCTTGGACTTGTTTGGGATATTTCTCATTGCCAGATAATCTTAAGTTTAGTGATTTATCTTTTACTTTTGAGCCAGTTAAAACATCCTTAACATCTGCGCCTACTTGTGATATAATACTGTTATTATTTGGAGTCTTTAATGAAGGGCTTTGCGAAACAAGTTTTGGGTTGTTTATGGGGTTTACTTCTAGTTTGTTTAATTGTAATCCCGTTGCTCTTTGGTTTAACTTATTTGACAAAGGCCTTATTCCCAAATTGGAGTTCTGCGCAGGATTTTGAGCCGCAAGAGTGCGACCATTTTGGATGTTTTTAGATGGCTTGACATTATTTGATTGAGGGTTTATAATATCGATATTGGCATCCGCTTTTAATTTTTCTGGTCTCGTGGCTACGCCACCCATGCCAGTAGCGGATGTCTTTTTTATTGGGAATACATCATAGAAGTTTCTAATCTCACCGTTTTTACCAAGACTTACTACTCCATGATATTGTTGTCCCTGTACTTCAAAATCAAATGTTCTGTACTCAAATCCGTCTTTAGACATTTTTCCATGACTAGACGGTTTCGTGTCTGTGGCAACTCCTTTTAATTTAGAAATCTTTACCGCATTGTCTAGTTCTGGTGTCAGTCTCATTTTAGCGTTGAAGGCATTAGAACCCATATTTGTACCGGATCGTGCGTATTTACCAGAACCGAGTTTTGTAAAACTAACGTTTCCCCCATCGTCAATAGAAATAGTCTTACCAACGAAGTTGTCATTCATATATTTCTTAACTATTTTGGGATAATCTTTTGGCCTTGCGTTATCAAATAGGTGCTGGTTCTTATCGACACTCACTATCCTTTTGCCACCAACATCTTTAATCGACTGTCCCACCGGTAGGGTTCCTCCATTGGCAGCGATAGTCTTACTGATTGCGTGTCCCACACCACCGAGTACACCACCAAATACAGCACCACCGCCAGCACCACCTAAAATATTGCTACCAGCGTTCTTGTAGTCCTTATTCTTTAGCGTGTCTAGCCCACCCTGTGCTGCGCCAAATCCAGCGCCAGACAAGGTGCCCCTACCGACACCACCGATTAAAGTCTTGGCGGTACCGCCTTGTCCAATGGGCAAAACGGTCGAGGCGACATCGAATCCCAATTGACCAACATTACCAAGTGACTGGCCTACATCTTGTAGTCCACCTCGGCAGTCTCTTCTGGCGAACTTGACCCCACCACTTTCGGCAGGATTATAGATTTCTTTGTATAATTTATTTGTTCGGTTTAGCTCATTTCTGATGGCTTGCTGTTTGGCAAAGGATTTCTTGGCCTCTAGTTGGTTACCGGTTATTACGTGGCCGAGCGCGTCAACAGAATAACCGAGTCCCATTGCTTGTTTTGGAAGGGCTGTTAGGGCAGCGTTACCTGACTTTTGAATATTTATAACACCGCTTCCAAGAGTTTTGGCAGTGTTTACGACTCCTTTGGCAACATTGTTACCAAATTGAATAGTCGGATTATTCTGCCCCATATTTAATCTAGCAAACCTAATAGTCGGTTGTACCACATGCTGCTGTACTTCTCTTTGGACTTGAGGAATAACCCTTCTTTGGAAGTCTTTGTCCAAGGGGTTATATGAATCACTGAATTGTCCGATTTTTTGTTTTAACTTGCCGAAATTAAACAAGTAGCCTCCTTAATAAAGGTATTTTGCTTTTGCTGGATTTAGGTACTTATAGGGGTCAGATTCTTTAGATCCGTACAAGTACGATAGGTATGCGTCATACGACGGGTCGTTGATATTTACACCCTTAGTTTTCAGGTTGTCAGCCACAGTCCCCCATGGAGTACCAGCTTCTACTTGAGATTTAGCGTATTCTTGGAATAGTGGGTCGTTACCAGCGAGATTAGAATTAATTGAAGAACCTGCTAGGTTGGCGTTACTTAGTTGATTCCTAGCAGTATCTAGGGCATTATTTAAGCCCGTACTAGCAGTAGCCACTTGCGAGGCATCTGTATAGACTGGTTTATCGGGGTTGTAGAAGTTGTTTCTCATGGCTTGAGCGGAGGTTAGTTTCTCGTTGTATTGTTTATTTAGATCGCCCATACCTTTTTCTTTTTGAGATGTTAAATCGCCATAGACATTCTTGAAGTCGCTATTGAGTCCAGATACAGCGTTTTCTTTATATGAAGAGTCGCCTATACCTCTTGCGGCATAACCTCTCTGAATGTTTTGTAAGCCTTCGCCGTATCTTTGGTCGTTGAGTTCGGCTGATTTCCAGTAGTCTTTGTTCAGGGTATCTGCGTTAGAAGCTTTGCTAGCTTCTAGGTCTTGTAGGTATTTAGCATATAGTGGTTCAAATTGGGATTGAACGTATGCTTTTTGAGCTTCTAGGTCAGCAATAGACTGATTTAGAGCTGTGGTATCGGTACCGGTACCTGTGGTTGTTACGGGAGGCGTATAGGGAACGGTAGAAGTACTATCTCCCTTTACCCCGAGTCTTTCTCCGTAATATTTTCCAGACGGTGCTGGTCCAAATTGTGCGTACAGATTATATAGGTTGTCGCCTATCTCTTGTGGTGAAACCTCTCCACCGTAGGTTGCCACCATCCTATTGACCTGATCTTCGTAAGTGCCAACAGGCATCCCACCAAGCAGGCCTGATTGTAGGGCGTAGACATCGTTGTTATATTGGTCTCTTAGTGCCATTTTTTTGCCTTTCTTGACATTTAGTTGTATAATATATTTATGAAAAAGTATTTAATTATTGGAATTATTTTGTTAGCCGTTGTATTGGTTGGTATATTGGGTCGTTTTTGTGATAAAAACGCAGTAGAGGGGCTCTCTGTAGCTCCTGCGCCTACCTGTGACCTATCCGTGGAGGGTATTGTAGGTGGTATAAACGAGGTACGTTCTACCGCACTTACTACGGAGCCATCACTTACGTCTTTTGCAGAGTCTAGGGTTACTACAATGAAGGACAGTTTTAGCCATGACGGGTTCAGGGAAAGCGCTAAATCGCTCTATAACACCTATCAATGGGTGGGAGAAGATTTGTCTGAAGGGTACTGTAGAAATAGGGATGTAATAAACGCCTGGATGAACTCACCTACCCACAAGGAGGTTATGCTCAATTCTCGCTACGAAACTATTGGCGTTGCTATAAGCGGTCATTACGTTGTCGCTAACTTCGGTGATTTAAGGTAAACAAGGACTCCTATACCTGCATAACACTAGCCACTTCTTTTCTCTTGATATGTAGAGAAGCGATAAGGGCCTAGACTTAAACCGACCCGTGGCGGTGTTTGTCCCTTTTCTAGCCGTCTTGTCCTTGATTTGCCGTTGCTCGGATTTGTTCTTTGTGCAGGACCGAGTCGTACACAGGCTAGACTGTAAGGTTTTTGTTTACGGTGAGTCCCCAATCTCATCGTTCGCTCTTCATTTTTTAGTTTCCCCCTGTAGGCTGGGAGTAGGCGAAAAGCGAATCAACTCCTACGCCCAACTTACAAGGGAAAAATGTTCTTAGTATCTTTTACTAGATGGGTACGAATAATGGCTTTGGACTTTTCCAAATAACTTAAATCCAAGCAAGGTAAAGGTTTCGTTGTTTACAGCGTTTGAGACCTTTATTTTTAGTTGAAAGCCCTTTTTGTTGTTCAAACGAACTCTGAATTGTTCTGATTGACCAGTAAATCCAGTAGACGTGGTTGATCCCCCATCTTGACCAAGCAAGGTATAGCCGATTAAATCAGTTCCGATACCACCACTAGCCGAACTAGAACCTAGTGAAATCGTCTTAACTGTTGTTTCTCCGTCTACGATGAAGTCTACTTTTACCGAACCTGCGATTTTACGGAAAGCAAAAGTGGCGTCTGTAAATCTCTTATTTCTATCGAAGTTCTTGAAATCAAAGTTTTTACTTACCCAATAGGAGTTGATAGCGGTTCCCATGTCTGAATAATTGGTTAGAAGCTTAGCTACTTTACCGGTTGTATCTGAGGCACAGTAAAGGCTCTCTACGTTTGAAGAATCTATAAAGGTTGTAAAACAATTAGCGCTTATGCCTGTCCACTTAGACCAAGAAGTGTAGCGCTTGTCATAGACTAGAATTACATTATTAGTGGTAGTTCCACCCTGTGGGATTGAAAGGAAGTATTTGTAGTCAAAGAATATGGCACTAGCCTTTGAGGCATAGGCATCGGCTAAAGTATCAATTTCTGTAAATACCCTGGCTGAAAGTTCATTAGTACGGATTACGTTGTAATAATTAGGTTCGTTACCAAGTACTCTTACGCCGTTTCTCGAAAGGAAGTAAAGGTCGTTGTCGACAGTTTCTACCGATCTATGAGAAACACACCCGACACCTAGACCAAGATTTTTAACGATAGGGATTCCTGATGTATCAAACGAAAGCTGATAAGTACTTCTTTCCTTGAAAACGATTAGATATTCACCCCACTTGCCGAGTCCCATGATTTTGTCGCCATCGTCCTTTGAGATGTCGATATAGTTACCAGAAGCTATTGTGTAAACAGAAGTATTATCAGGTTGGGTTGTCCATGCGGTAGCAGTGGTGATTACAGTCGCGGTGTTTGAGGCGATAGTACGGGTCTGTCCAGCGCCAGTACCTGCGGTTATCTTTATTGTCTGTGAAGCAAAATCGTTGACTCCCCATGCCTTAGTGGAGTCGGTTAAGGTAGAGGATCCACCCGCGCTCGCGGTACCAGACGAGCCAGTAAAGTCAGAAGCGTTAGCGGGGTTAGATAGATAAACCCTTGAAGGGAAGTTAGTATTGCCGGAAACTACGTGTACGCCAGCATAAAAGATTCCAAACTTACCCACTACACCCGTAGTTGGTTGCGAGCAAGTAGAGCCAGCGTAAACTGTCATTTGGTCAGTACCGTTATGTAAGTAGACCGAGTCGCGAGCCTGTACGAAATTAGTATCTATATCGGTGAACGTAACTCCGGTGATAGCTGTCCAAACCGAGCCGTTGAACTTTCGTAAACCTGTACCCATGCGAGCCAGAAGTTCTTTGGTTCCATCGGCTTTATAGTAAGCGCCTAGCCCCTTGACGTTAGACCCCACCGTATCGCCTACCTGAGTACAGCCCCTGCGTTTAGCGGGACAACCAGACTCAACAAACTCTATATTCAAAAGGTCAGATGCTTCGGTATCTTTTATCAAAGCATCAGAGATTAGATTATTTAGTCCCAAACCAGGGTTTAAGACTTCTAGTTCAATTCCTCTTGATACATTTTTCATCTATATCTCGTAAGCAGACCTGACGGCCTTGTTTTTAGATCTGTTCTGTAGAGCGGTAAACTCGCGCAGTTCTTCTTGGTATTCGCGTTTATCTTGAGATATATCAAACTCAGGGTCTTCTTGCTTGCGTATCTCTACGAGCGCACCCTTAGCTACGAGTGAAGCGGGAAAGTCTACGTCATCAGTTATCAGAGATAAATCGGTAAAAGCAGGAATGTAAGTTATCTCTAGCGGAGTACGAGATTGATTAGTGGTAATTCCTGTCGAGGTTTCATAAAAGAGGTCGTAAGTACTGCTAGCGGCATAGTCTTCATATTCGACTTTAGTATAGAGAACATCGTTACCGTCTTGGACGTATCGGACTCCAAGTACACTCGATGGGCGTTTAGTTAGAGCAACTGCCCCACCCGAAACCGCTTTAGATTCAGTTAAAAGTAGATGTGGCCACTCTTTTTGGTTATAGAGACGCTTAATTACAGCATTGATAAAGGCTGTTCGTCTTAGATATTCAGGGTCGGTAGCTACAGGTATTGTGTCGTCACCATACGCGTATGCTAGTAATTGTTGTATTTCTGAGAGAGTACTCATTATTCTCCTTATGTTTTAGACGCTACGGTGAAAGTCTTAAACTCTTTCATAAACCATCTAAATTGGTCTTTGTCCTTGAAGAGTTCTGGGAACGAATGTTCGATTCTTTCCATCAGGTCTGGGTCTATTACGAGACCGAGTCTTATGCGTTTAGATTTGGTTGAACCAAACTCGTTATTCTGGGTTTGGCGCTCCATCTCTAACTGTGAGACAAACTCCGTCCATCTTTGGGGGTTCTTGTCTATCCACCCCTTGATAATCATTTCTATTTGCCTTTTGGCGAGTTCTTTATCCATTAGTCCTCCGACCTAGAGGCCCGAAGGCCCCTTAGTCGACTGATTAGCCGTTGTAGTTAGAAGCGTAGAAGTTACCAGCTTCACCAAGTCCCTCAAGAGTACATTCACCAACCATTTGACCTTTTTTGTGGTCGCCTGTGTTAGCAATCTCTGAGTATTTAACTGGACGAAGTTGAGCAAGTTTCCAAAGGTCGCTCTTGACACCCAAAACAGCGTTAACTGGAATGTGGCGATCAAGTACTACTTTATGGACACCAAAGTCTGACTCGTATACAGCAACTGGGCGGACAAGTTTCTTGTCTTCAGCGTTAACATTTTTAGTGTTACCAGCTGTAAAGGCTGAGATAGCCTGTTTAGCACGAGCAGCAACAAACAATGTGTCTACTGTGTCGTCGCTTGAAGCGAAAACGTCAGTAAGCATAAGGTTGAAGTTAGTTTCAGATAGAGATGTACCAGAAGCTTGGGCAGTCTTGTGAGTCGTGATGGTAGCGATAGCGCCACGCATGTAACGAGCAACACCGGATGCACCAGAAGCAATTGTGCCAGCGATAAGAGCATTTTCCATGTCCTTAGCCATAGCAACACTAGCTTTCTTCATCTGATAAGCAAATGGGTCAGCCATACCAGCTTGATTGATAGCAAGTTCTGTACCAGAGACTTTGATAACCTTCGAGAAGATTTGGCAGATGTTATTTGCGCGAGATGGCTGTGTCAAATCAACAGCAGTAGCGTCAGCACCTTCGATAGCGGCGTTAACAGCAGCAGCATCATAGCTGTCTGTTAGGTACTCATGTAGAGTATTGGTAGCCTTGGTTTTGCCAAGGGCGCTAAGGAAAGGTGTCTTTTCAGGAGAGATGTTTGTAATAACGTCACTAAGATCTTCGCGTCTAGCAGCGTCATTGTAAGTGATTACACCATTCATGATTTAGATTTCCTTTTCTTTATTTTGATTTTACGAATGATTCAAAGAAGTTATCCCAATCACCAGTTTCTTTGGCTTCCAAGAATGTCTTTTCCATCGTGGTAGCTGGTGCTGGATTCGATTCCGTTGCGGGTACGGTGGCTACCTTTTGTATCTCAGTTGATACTTGGGCCTTCTTTATGCCACTTTTTTCAGCAGAACGTACTCTTCCGAGTATCTTGGCGGCAGCATCTTTTGGGGTCATGAAATGACCATTTACAAATGCGCCCCTTACAGTCATATCCACAAGTTCTCTGACCTCTTGGTCTTTGAGTTCAGGATAGTCCTGTTCGGCTTCAGCCCAAGCCTTGCCTACGGCCTCTGATTGTCTTCGCTCTTGGCGACTAGCTTCAGCAGCTCTGGCAGATGATTCTTTGACAACCCAGTTGGCATAACCAATGGGGTCGAGGTTACCCTCAGCGTCATATAGGGTAGCGGGGATGTCCTCTACACTTATTTCTTTTACCGGTGTTGGCTGGAACACTGGTTGTTCCTTCGGTTTAAGTTGAGACCTTAATTGCTCAACTTCTTCTTTAAGCGCCTTACGCTCTGCGTAGACTTCCTTAAAGCGAGGGTTTTCATGTAACGGAACGTTTACATCCTCTTCGGCGGGTTCTTCTACTGTGTTTTTGTCGTCTTCACTGACGTTAGTAGGTTCATCCACTGTTGTTTGGTCTTCCGGTGATGGGTCGGTAGCAGTTTCTTCTGCTGTTGTCTCATCTATGAGTTCTTCGCTCATTTTTCTCCTTCGCCTTCGGTTTAGCGAGTCACAATCCTCGAATGGGCTATTTATTTATAATCACGCCCCTATGGCATAATTTACATGTTTGATATACCCTCCCTGGGTAGTCGGGATCAGGTTCTTCTTCGTAGATACAGTCATGTTCGCCTGGCCCCTCTGGTTCTAATTTTTCAAGGTCTACTATTTGGTATTCATTACCTTCTTCGTCAACTTTGGTTTCCATCCAATTCCTCCAAGTCTTTTAACGCTCTACTAGCAGCGTTTTGGGCATTACTAAGCATTACTATCAGCTCATTAAACGCTTCATATTTAGCAGCTTGTTTTACATATAGAATGTGGTCGTTGATAAACTCTGGCTTAAAAGCGTCTTTTTTTATCTGTTCGAGTTTCTGTTCTAGTAAAGGTACTAAAAACTCTTTCCACTCAGTCGTGTCAGTGAGTCTTTTGATGGCATCACCAGATTGTATGATTTTTGATAATTGTTCTTTTCTATCCACGGTTGCCTCCCATCCTTGTTTTCAGCCAATTCACAAACCCTTGTGGGCTTGGTTGCTCTTGTGGTATTTGTTCTTGTTGAGGTTGCTCTGGCATAGGTATAGGCATTGGTTGTTCTGGGGCCGTAGGTGGCATCTGTGGGGTTTCTACGGGCATCTCTGGCATCATTGGTTGTTCCGTAGGTTCTTCGTCGCTTTGTAAGAAGTCGCTAGAGATACCATTTTTCGTATAGAGTTCTTCTAGGATTTTCTGCCAGTCAACCTTTATTGGTATTGGTAGTACTTGACCTGTTTGAGGGTTTGGTTGCTCAGAAGCGGCTTGTTTGACAGCTTCGCCCTGTATCTTGATGGTTTGGTCTATAACGGCGAGGAAGTTCTCTTTCTCGGTTTCTGGGTCAGAGGCTTTGTCCATCTCTTCGTCTATGGCTACATGGTACATGCCCTGTATTTTGGCGGGGTTGATTTCTTTTTGTATCTTTTCGCCAGCGACTATGTCTTCTATGTATAGGATTCGGTCTAGAAACTGTTGATCCATGCGCATCCAAAACGTACCCACCTTACGCATAGAACTCTTAAATGAGTTCCTCATAAAGCCGAGTACGTCATCAGCAGCTTGTTGAAGAGCGATAATCCCACCCTTAGTACCCTTAGTGTTGTCGGTTTCACTATTAGTCTGTCCAGCGGCATAAGGTTCAATGGTTAATGAGTCGATAGCTCTGTCGATAAATGTGCCTGCTATCTGTAATCCTTGTGGATTTGGGTCTGTCATCTTGACAAAATCAGGTTTATCGCCCGAAAACTCGATAATTGCCCCAGGGGCTGAGAAGTAATCTAAAATATCCGTATTCTCACCCTTTAATATCATTGGGTCAGTGGAGATATTGACCGCATCAAAGTAGTGATTTATTTGTGAGTTAGAGAGTTGCTGTAAAGGGGTCGTGATTTCAAAGATACCTTCACCCCAGAACTGATGAGGACGAGGCTTAACCTCGAAGTCTACGAGAGGGTACTCACCGTGCCAGTATGGATTAGTGATTTTTCTTAGTACAAGTTTAGCTTCGGGAGCAATAGTAATGAACTTGTTAGAAGATTTCTCAAAACAATGCCAGATTTCAACTGAATTGACTGTGTTATCGGCTGATACGGTGTCCTGATCGCTCATTAAGCTCTGAGAGTTCTTATATTGGGCGTATTTATCTTTAGAATTAGTGAAATCCTTTAGCTGGTCAAGGTTAGTAAACATCTTATCGCCAGTTTCGGAGTTCATTTTCTTTAATTCATCGATTGTTTTCCAGTCCTTGATGATTATCCAGTGTTTTCCCTGTAGAGTCTTACCAGCAGGGCTGAAAAAGAAGTCAAATATGTTGACTGGTTGAAAATCAGGGAACGAATCGGTATATTTAGTGACTTTTATCTCACCAAGAGCGAGTGAAGGGTTGCCAAACTCATCTAGATTAGTATTTTGCTCCTTAAACTCTACCTCCCTAGTAGTCCAGGGGATAAGAGCAATGCCCTTACCGGTGACAAGAGCGTCTAATAAAGGATCTGTGAGCTTACGGGACATTGGCTCATCAAAATCAGGATTGTCATATTGGTAGTCTAAAAGAGACTCAATGGCATTAGCTGCGTCTACTTCAGGGTCAGCACCGCGAGCCTTTACCTTAAACCCGATACCGCCCATAATCATCTTTGGCACGAGTTGCCAGACTTTAGCGGTTAGTTTGGGGAAGTAGGCGTTACTTCTACCTTGTATTTTGTTTTTTACGATGGCATAAAAGTCGTCATACCATTCTGAGAACTTTTTGAAAGCCGCTTCCTGATTAGATTCAGCAATCGACATGCGGTCAAGCCATTTAGTGACTTCTGCGTCAATCATATACTTCCTTATTTAGTTGAGATCTATTTCTCTGTTAATTGATACCTACCACAGTAAAATGTGATTGTAAAATCTTTTTAATATGTATTTAATTTAGCCATTTTCGCATCTAGTCCTATCTGAGTAAGTAGGGCGTCTTGGGCACTAGATAGTCCACTACCAGTTGTTACAATAACTGCCGTAGCTGGTGTATCGAATTGCCACGTCACTTGTGAACCAGTAGTCGCAGGGACGGTTTTAACTTCCCCGTCCCCCTCAGTTGTGGTGAGTTTCCCGTTTATGGTAAGGACAGTCCCTGCTGAATAGCCAGAGGGTTTGAACTTCCACCCGTATCTAAGGGTAAATAGAAGCTCAGAAGAGACGTCAAAGACGTGGTGGTCTATGAGGTTGTCGTCTTCCCACTCTCTGGCATCAGAATAGATGGCAGCCAAATCAAGAGTGGTGTCAGTATCTATGATGATATATTGATTTGTCCCATCAAAAGTTGTTGCCAAAGTAGGCCTCCTTTATACTGCGTAGACAGAGTCGATTTCATTTACCAATGTTGCTGATAGTCCTACAGATGTTAGTGTTACGCCCAGTTCGGCTGGTTTTAGGCCTGCTTTACGGATACGGACCAAACAATAAAGGTCAGTCGTATAAGTAATCGAGGTTGAGGCTTCACCAGAAGCGTTTAGAGTCGTAGTTGCTGGGTCGATTAGAGTACCCGTAATTGAGGCTGGTGTATAAGTAGCCGCATCATAAGCAGCAGCCAATGTATAGACAGCTACTCTTGCGCCACTAGCCGAAGCGCCAGCAGACGAACCAACTGCGATTGGTACAGATACTGGAGGTGTGTGTAGTACGCCAGCAGAGTCGGTGTATTTAATCTTATTAGCATCAGCAGCAGCGATGTCGTCAATCCAGACTCCCTGAGCGGTGATACCAGTACCTGTAAAGGTAATAAGACTTGAGGTAAGTTTACCTATATGAGTACCAGCGCCTGCGTCTATATCTGAAGCGCTTAAGAGTTGAGTTTGAATCCAGTTATAGATTTCAACCAATGTATAGCCGTTACCATCTACGAGGATTCCATAAGTTTCGGCTCCGTGTCCGTCACCAGCATCTCTAGTAATCGAACCCCAAGTGATTGAGAGTCCTGTTAAGGCGGCGACTTCTGGGGCTGTCATCGTGAGTTGTGGGTCAACGGCAGTAGCTAGAGGACAGTTTGATATAATCGCACCACCAGTAGTCGAGAATGACGCATAAGTTTTACTGAATAGACGAGCGTAAATAGTAAAGTTCTTTGAGTCTATATCAGTTCCCGCATCTCTTACTTTGAGAAGCATATTGATATGACCCGTTGAACCAGACGTCCACACTACTGTGCCTGTTGGTTGTTCGATGTAGAGAGTAGTGCCAGACTGGATGTCACCAAGTGACTGAACGTTAGTCCAGATGTTATCTCCAGCATCGTCCTGGAGAGCGGCTGAGGTCAGGTAGGCGATTGAGCCTGAGCTGAACGTCCAGCCGTTAATTAGTGTGTAAAGGGTCGGGGTGTCCGCCCTTAGAGGGATTTGGTCATCCATTTGTGCAGCATCATCGAAGAGCTCTTGCAAGTCGGAATACACCGCTCTCAGAGTGGCTGTTGCATCAACGGTAATGACCTTGGTTCCGTAGTTACACGAAAGTGCCATTATTTATCCTTTCCATTGATTTTGTCTAGGGCTCCCTTTGTTTCTTCAATTCCTAGTGGCTCAATGATGCCGTCTTTAGTCAACTTTTCTATGAAAACCTTGTCCTTGGGGGGGATACCGACTATATCCCCTTTCTTGAACTCGTGTGGTTTGTAATCTTTTAATACTCTGTAAGTCATTTCACTCCTTATGCTTGATAAACCGTGTCGGCGATTTGGGTTACTACTATGCTTAATCCGTTCTGGGTAATCGTACCGGTGGTCTCAAACGGTAGGTATCCGGCCTTTCTAACCCTAATGGTCACTCCAAGGTCGGCTGTCCATTGGTATCTTGCGGTGGTGACGGTTGTACCCGATGCCGTCCCTGAGAATAACTCGGTTCCGTCAGAGGTCTTTTGGATACGATATGAGCTTCCATTAACTACTCCAGTTAAGACGATGTTCACATAAGCTCCATTTATCGTTCCGCCAGAATCTTTGGTTTTTAGAATCTTCCCGTCAGCGGTTAGGTACGAAAGTCCAGTAAATGTCCAAGAGTTATCTAGGGTGTAAACAACGCCATCGGAAGTGGTAATTGGGTCAACTACATGAACGTCGTTGGTCTTTGCTTCGTAATCAACCCTGGCCTTAATGAAGTCATAGAGTTCCTGAATGGTGTGATTGGATGTCATAACAACCGTCTTGGCTGCTGGGTCAACTGCAATCCCCGTATAAGCAATGGCGTTGGCATAGGTGGCAGATACAAACGGGTCGGCGACCATGTAGGCGGTTTCGGAATAGTTATTGGTATAGTTCCAAGCACGGGCACCTACCTGTTGATAGTACCCATATTTAGTAGCGATTAAAGTGTAACCAGAGTAATCCGTGACATCGGTTGTAAAGGAACCACCTCCGTACTCCAGTTCAGCATAGTGGAACAGAATCCCCTCAGATACTCCGTATGGGGCAGTATAGGCTCCATTAGCATCGGTGGTGACAAATCTACTCTTGGTCGGGAAGTGGTTTGTTCCGGTCTTAGCGGTGACAATCTGTCCAGTTCCGTCTGCAGTATTTATTACTCCCAAGGCCACCGTTCCTAGGTTGGCCCCAGCGGTAGTTTTGGTATCAATTTTACAAGTTCCACCAACGGAAAATCTTCCCTGGTCTCCACCTGATAGGTAGTTCCAGTCGCAGACGTTTGTAAGGGCGTAGTTACCAAAGTTGGGCCTCCAAAGATAAATGTGGTCGTTGGCAAGGGTTGTCTGATAAGGGCCGAGAGGACGAGCAAAGGCTGGTGAGTTAGCTTCACCGATAGACTTGAGGTCAAAAATATCACCGTCCATTACTACTGCCTGTCCACCAGCGATAACGGCGTTAGCCTCTACCCATCTTGTCCCCGTGAAGACTGGTGGGACTCGGTAGATGTTAATACGGGACTGGGAGTTTTGAGAATCAGACCAAATATCAACATCCCAGGTTGTGCAAGTAATACGTCTAAACTCTGAACTGAAGCAGTATACTCCGTCATATCCGATAACATAGTCGTATGGGTTTCCAGCCGAACCAACAGCGATTCCTGGCAAGTAGGTGTTCCACCTGAAGCCAGTGTTTAAGGTATCGGCGTACCCCTTGTGGACAATCATTATACAGCCAAGGAAGTGCATTTTCCCCGACCAGATAAGCTCAATGGTCTGGTTGTAGTCAACGGCGGCTGGGTGGTCCATGTGAATGTATCCACCGTCAAATCCTGTCCCAGCATTGGTAAACTTGCCGAATTGACAGAATGAGGTTTGTTTGGACCACAGTGAAGTGAACGGGTATGTGAAAACGAGGTCTTTCTTATAGTCCCCTAGCCCCGAATTAGCAACAACCACGATTCCCTTGGTAACACGGAGGGTTTTGACAGAGGTTGTATCTTCCCAGGCGGCGTATGAAGCCAACGCCGAGACAATGTCAGCATAAGCGTAGCAGATTCCGAAGACCGAAGTATTGTTAGGGGTTACGGTAGTGACTAAAGTCCCGGTAGTGTTTGGTTTGTAAAATGCTTCAACTGTGATAACTGTAGTAGTGTTGGCCTTAATAACCGCCGAAGCCCCAGCCCCTTGACCCGATATAATATAAATTATCTTATCAACATAAGCAGATGAGGTCATGCCTGAGGTCGTGATAGTGGTCGCCGAACCAGCAGAAGCAGTGGCAGTTTTAAGCCAACCCGACACTCTGATTGAGGGGATGAAAGTTATCGAGTCAGTAGTGGTCTGGGAGGTTATCGGGTAAGCCAAGGTTAGAGTAGTGTTTGTGCCGCCAACCACCTTCTTAACGATGTTCGTATATTTAGCCCTGGTTGAATTGTAAACCGTGTCGTCTTCTTGGACGTTCGCCAAATCAGCGTTAGCTCGAATAATCGTAGTGGTGTTAGTACCAGCTGCGAACCCACCTGCGTATGAGAAATCAGCGTTGGCTGAAATTGCCATTATGCCTCCACTTCGTATATGTCAGGATTGACTCCGACCTGCGTGTAGACCAAATCAGGGTTATCCTTTAGTAATTCTTCTAGTTGTATTTTTCCGACAAGCATTACTCAGCCTTCTCCCATTCTTCAAGCGGGATTTTAACTTCGTATTGACCAAATCTTAAAACCACGAGGTTATCTACTATTTCTATATCTCGTGCGATTATGTCTTTGCCGTTGATTGATATTTTTACTTCCATTTAAGCTCCTGGGTGGTGGTTAGCATATACATCGTAGTCTTGTGTGGCGAAAGCAGCCCAAGCAGTTGCCATGTCTGAGGTTCCGACTGCATATGTAGCCACACCTGTAGTTTTATTTATCCGCATAATGTACCAAGCTCCACCAGCGCTTTGTTTACCTACATAGTCGTAGGTGGCGTCTGAGGTTGAGCCATAAAAAGCAAAAGTAGAAGCAGCGGTTCCCGATCCATCCCATCTCTTCCAGTCACCAAGACCACCCCTGAGCGTTTGGTCATAGACATAGTTACCAACCTTTTTAACGGCAACGCCACCAGGTAAGTGATCGTGTTCTTCGTTATCTACTGCCGGTTGGACATTTCCAGTGTGATTTTGGCTCATTTATATGCCTCTATTTCTCTCTGAATTGATTTGGCTTGTGATTTTAGCTTGATAAACTCGTATAAATAATCGATATTAGATTTCCCAAAGGGCGGTTCACCTAGTTCGCTACGGACTTGTTTGATATTCCATAACAAATCAGCCCTATCTTTAGCGCCTTCTTTGGCAAACTCTTTGATAGCATCTAGCTTTTCGAGGTATTTGGGGTTTATCTTGTCCTGATCGTCGGTATTAAAAAATCCGAACAGTGAGACTGTATCGGGGTCATTTAGTACATCGGGCTTGCTTGATGGTTCGGGAGTTTCAACGGCTTCACCACGGACTTCGTTAAAGCGAGCCAGTATCTCTTGTTCTTCCATATTGAGTTCCTTTTAGTTGATACCTACCATAATCCTATGGGGTTGGCAAACTAATTTATTAAGTGCTTATATTCATTCGGTGGCCACGCATCATCATAGAGCGGGGCGTTCTTCTTGTAGTCTTGTTCTGGTATCAAAAAAGAGTAGTGGTGTATCAATATTTGATTATTAGTAATCCAGTGTCCGTCATAACAGCGCTTATCAACAAACTTATGTTCTCCCCCTAATCTGACGGCACATATTGGGCAATGACCACGCTTCGGTAGGGGAGTAGTCTCATTTGGGTAGTAGTCAACTATCTCGCAAGCGTAGGCATCCGACCACTTGTTATCAACCCATTCTATTAGTTTTTCCATGTTGTCTAGGACTTCGTCAGAGTCGAGCATTATCATTACGTCATAACCTTGCTCACGACAGTATTTCATAGCGTAGTTACGAGTATCGGTTTCGTTGTCGAGGTCGACATTGATTAAAGTTACATCCAACCCTTTAATCATTTCTTTGGTTTTATCTGCCATCTCATCAGACCACCACGATTTATTGGGGTTTAGAACATACACAGGCACTCCCTGTAGGCTTTTTATCGCCCTCGGTAGGTAAGGTACCAACCCGTATGAGAGTATTAGTCCGCAGTATTTCATTTGTACTTGTCCCTGATATATTGTTTTAGTTCTTCCCTATCATTTGAGTTCATTTGCCCTGTCATGGAGTCTTTATGAATACGATAGTTAAATAGTGGTTCTTCTATGGTTTTAATGTCTAAAACGTCAGTCATTCTGATCCAAAAGTCCCAGTCCTCGAATGCTTTCATGTGTTCGTCATAGCCACCTACTTTTTCCCATGCTTCTTTCGGAAACATAGAAGTCCCGAATATCTGATTATTTACAAGCAAATCAGCTTTGGTCACATAGGGACTGGGTGGGAGAACGCAGTCATTCTCTCCGAAGCACTTCAGCCCAGTCCGAGCAATAGCTGGCATTAAGGGTAGTGTTTTCTCCACAAACTCTGGGTAGAGTGTGTCGTCAGCGTCTAGGGGGATAATATATTTACCCCTAGCGGCTTTAATTCCTGTATTGCGAGCACTAGGCAAGCCTTTATTCTCTTGGTACATATAAGAAAAGTTATTGTCTCCTATCCACTCACCACAGACCTCACGAGTGTTATCGGTTGAGCCATCATCAACGACTATTACTTCACCTTGACCGATAGCTGACTCGATACATTCGGTTAGATACTGGCCATAGTTATGACAAGTTACAACGATACTAACAAGCGGCTTCGCATTTACGACAGAGGTCATAGCCTTCCTCTCGTTTCATATCGTTAAAGTTAGTCTCAAAGATATTACCGATTTTGTGCTTTAGACCATAGTCCATACAACAGAGGTAAACATCACCGTTGGGGAGCATGACATTCTGCTTAAAGTCAGCATTACGACTACACTTAACTTTATTGGAACTCTCTCTATCAAAGATAGCGCCTGCCCTTGAGATAGGTTGGTCTACTTTGAGTGTTTTGTACTCCCATGGTACTTCGGGTAGTTCCATACCGATTAAGTGAACATACGATTCAGTAAACCTCACGTCTTTTAGTATCTCTTTGTCTTTGTCTGTTACACCATTGAGCGTAGTATAGAGTACAACTTGATAGCCCTGATCGTAGGCGTACCTCATCATTTGGGAAGATTCTCTATTCCCAAAGGGTTCAGAGAAGGCTGAGAAGTGTATCTGTATATCTTTGGGGATGTTCACAAGCGCCTTCTTGAAATCTTCTAGTGATAAACGTAAATGCTTTAACCCATAACTCTCTTTGAGTAGTCCTTGTGGACAGTATGAGCAGTTATTGATACATGGTAGGGTAGTTGTTATTTCAATGTGGTTAGCCATGATTCTGCTACCTTTCTCCATGAAAACTCTTTACGAGCCCAGTCCATCATCTCTTGACGATTGAACTTATCTTGATTAAGTAACATATCCATAATTGCGTCTTTCATTTGTGGTATCTGAGCCTTGGCCCCATACTGTTGTGTTTCTGCTAGTGCTGCGTAACCCGTTGTAACCGGTATTGCTCCTAGTGATTGAGCCTTCATGGCTGTGATACAACTTATTTCGGGAAACTCAGTAGGGTATGCCCACACCCCTGATTCAGCTGTGTGTCTGTTTATCTCATCTTGACCAGTTCTGCCGTAGAAGGTTATCCCATCTTGGTTGAGTTTCTCTTTCATAGTCGTAACCCATTTCATTTTATCTGGGTCATCTTTCCATGCGTATTCATAGTTACCAAAGCCATAGAAGACGTGTAGATTGGCTTTTGGTACTGCCTTCTTTATCTCTGGCCACCAGTCTAGTAAGTGTTCTAGCCCCCTTGATGGACAACTTGTGTAGATCATTTTGTATGGGTCGCGAATAACTTTTTTATACAAGTCATAGTCAATCGTTAACCCATTAGCTGAGTACATAATCTTCTCTTCGGGTATCATCGGGAAGAGTGAACGATGGTACTTGGAGAGTACGATTACCTTGTCTACATTATTTATTCGATAGTCAGTAAAGTCCTCTGGTTCGTGAACGTCGTGTAGCCATAGCCATACTTTGCCCTTGAACTTATTGTCTAGTTCATAAGGACAGCGCCACAGCACGAGTAGATTAAACTCGTCATTGTGATTAAACTCTTCCATATTTCTGTAAAGGACTCCATCATAGTTACCACGATAAGTATTAGTATAGACGGTAACCTTCTTGCCCATATCCCTGAGTTCGCGAGATAAGCGGATAATAGCTTCTTCACTACCACCGATACCTGTTTCTAAAGAGTCGGGACTCCATGGTTCGATGAATGATGGCGCAAAGATAGTTATTTCATCCTTATCCCACTTGCGTATGATTAAAGTATTGATAGCTCTTGCTAGCACGGGATCGCCTTGTAAATGTTCTGGTATGTTCTCGATTATCTTTTGAATGGTCTTTTTGTCCTTTGTTCTCCCAAGTCGCTTAATAATTGATCTTACTTTCTCCGAATCGGCCAGTATTGACTCATATTCAACCTTCTTTTCTAGTAAATCAATGTCATTTGGATAGTAGAATAAACATTTATCAATGTTTTCTATGGCTCTTCTGATATTTCCGAGGTGTAGGAAGCACTCCGCCTGATTAAACAAGGGTATGAGGTCTAGTGAGCGTGGATTTACGCCCAGGGCGGTGTCTGGTCTACCCTTACTAAAGCCTATTTTGTAGAACTCATTAGCCTTCTTATACTTTTTTATATCTAAATAGTGTTGGGCAAGCTCAAAATACGCCATTGGGTAGTCTGGTCGTTCCTTTATCGCCTCAAAGTAAGCATCTATGTTGCCTGATTTCTTGCCTATCCACAACCAAGCGTCATATCTTTGTTCATCCCAGCCAGATAACTTAATAAACGTCCTTAAGGTTTGGACACCATTGTCTATCTCGCCTATATCAAAGAGTGTCAGTCCTAGATACATCAGTATTCGTGGGTCTGGGTTCTTTAGGTTATCCTTGAGTTCTTTAAGCAAGTAAACAAGGTTGCGATCAGTACGCTCTTCCCTAGTTTTCTTGTCCTGTAAGTGTAGTACCTGAAAGTCATGAGTCTTAGCGACTGGAGTTGTACCCAAAAGGTCTTCGTGGATGCGACCCTTCCAAGTAAAGTCAGAGCCCCTACGGATTATTCTAGTTTTCCAGTGATCCATCAACGAGTTACCATTAGCGTCTAGTAGATAGGCGTAGTTGACCATGACCGCGTTGACGTTGGGTGCTACTTGTTCCAGTAAAACCTTAATCTCTTCGGGTTTATCTATAATATCGTCATCATCGAGCCAGAGTATCCAGTCACCGGTACACTTATAGAATATGTCATTGCGAGCCACATCAAATCTAAAGACTTCTGTCCTGTCGGTCTTGACCCCGTAGGATTCAAAGAAGTCATGGTCATCTTTATTGAGTCGAACAAACGCTTCTTTGGGTTGATAGAAGTACTTTATCTTGCCCTTATCTTTGGGCTTGTCTTCTTGTACGCCAATACAAATCTCATCGACATAGTCTTCCATAACATAGAGTAGTCGGTCTAGGTTCTTATTCGGTTTCTTCGTTATGAGTGCTAGACTTAACATCTTTTACCTTTCTAATCTCTAAATGATGCCCTTTAGTAAACTTCGCAAAACCAATATCTGTTTCGTATACCCCGTAATTATTTATCTGTGATAGCTCTATGCGGTTACATTGGTTCTTAAACTTATCATATTGGCTAGGAGATAAGACTATTTCTATTTTGTCTCCCAGCTTAAAGCACCTGAATATTAGGTCGTCAATCAGTTTTTTCATGCTTCTCCTCTACCTCCGCCATTAGTGTTTCTATTGTTAGAATAGCCCCTGAAACGCTCACGGCGTTGCGTATGGCGTTTTTAGTAACTTTATAGGGGTCTACAACCCCTTGCTTAAATAAATCGCTTGTAGGGTCTAATTTGTAGCCGTTCTTTACTATCTGTTCATAAGGATATTTGATAGCTTTGGCCAGTATCTTTTGGCCATTGGTCTCTTCTTTGACCTTTAGCTTATAGAGCGCTAGTCCACCGCCTTCAACCACTCCTTCTTCAAGTGCGGCTTTAACTGCGTGAACTGCGTCTTCTACTCTATACTTGCGTTCTTGTTGTTCTATCTCGGTCTTACCACCGACACGAATGATAGCCACTTTGCCTGAGAGTTTAGCAATTCTATCTTCTAGTTTATCCTTGTCAAAGGATGAGTCGGTCTTGCGCTTCTCTAGTTCCTTAATACGCTTAGAAGCATCGCCACCGATGATGGTAGTTGATTTTAGATCACTAATTACTTTGTCTATCTTACCGAGAACATCCTTACCAACCTTGTTACCTACCTTATCAGAAACTACTGTAGCCTTAGTGAGTTCGGCTATATCGTTTAATGTATCTATCCTATCCCCGACATACCCAGGAGATTTGATAGCGATGGTGTTGAACTGGCCATTGAGTCTTAAGGTGTTGAGTTCTTGAATGACCCTATTGTCATAATCATCAGCGATAATCATTAACTCCGTATCCTCGTTCTGTACCATTGTTTCTAGCAGTGGCAGTATCTCGGTTAGCTTCTGATTAGCTATTAACACCGGACAATTAGTGAACTCGGTCTTATCCCCGTCCAGGAGGTAAGGGGAGACAAGGCCCGAGTCCATTTCATATCCATCGGATATTTCTATTTCATCCTCACCTGTTTGTGAGTCGTCTAAAGTTACCTTGCCATCTTTACCGACCTTGTTAAAGACATCAGTAACAAGTTTAGACAGTTCTGGATTACCAGTAGAGACTAAGGCTACTTGATAGGGGTCTATATCTGTCTTGACTTCTAACTGACCTATAATCTCTTCTGAAGCCTCTGTCAGCTCTCTTTGTAGTTGAACCGAGTTAATTCCTAGTTGTGTATTCAAAACCTCGTTACCAGCCTCTATGATAGCCTGTGCGAGTACGATAGTAGTAGTTGTGCCATCACCGGCTTCATCGTTCGTTTTTACCGCAGATTGTTTCAATATTTGAGCACCAATATTTTCATTTCCTTTTAGAAAAACTTCTTTGGCTATAGTCACCCCATCGTTAGTGATTGTAGGGTTCTTATACTTGTTATCAAACACTACATTACGACCATTCGGGCCGAGTGTTATCTTGACAGCGTTGGCTAGTTTGTCTACGCCAGATTTTAGTATTTGTCTGGCTTCGCGGCCATAAAAGATTTCTCTCATTTGGTTGCCTCCTTGATGTATCTTAGTATCTGCTCTATCGTCATTGGGCCTATGAATTGCTCTCTTACGCCCTTATGTGCCCCAAGGGCTAGAAAATTAGTTATCTTGTAGGCCCCACATTTGTTACAACAGTGGTAGACCTTATCTACTGTATATTTTCTGTCACAATACCCACACCTCATCTAATTAGTCCTCCGGTTACTGGATCGTATTTACGGTTAATAGTGGTTTTAGTTCTGGGTTTAAGTGATTCCATGCCATATCTAACAGCGTCCATCGTATGGTCAAAGCCACCATCTGGTTCGTTGAGTATCTTGCCGTCTTTGTCCGTCTTATATAAATAGTTCCGGTACTCTCTTATCAGGTTAAGTGAGCGCTTGGTCATACTTATTCTCTGCTCTTGGACATACTGAATACCCTGGTTAATAGAGCCTGGGCCCTTCTGACAAGGAATAACATTCACTCCATAGGATTTAAGCTCATCTATGCTCTTGGGTTCAGCTGAGTCGGCTATCACAAGTCTACGTTCTAAATTATTTAGAATGTCGGCTATCTGTTTGTTGGAAAGACCTTTTTGATAAGTAATCTCGTCTAAGATATAGCCACCATTGTAGTAATAGATAGCGATAATGGAGGTTGGGTCATTAGAATACCCAAAGTCTAGTCCATAGCGCTCTAAACGCGCCTCATGAGGTATCCCGTCTACCGTCTGCCAGTCCTTGTATATCTTGCCTTCTACTTCACCGAGTTGTCCTAGCCCATATACTTTCCACCAGTTCTTATTACCCTTACGCGATTCGATTGCCTGTACAATATTCTCATCTAGGGCTTCGTTGTCTTTGTAGGTTAACGTGATAAAGTCAACATCTGGTCTATCCTTGATCTCTGTATAAAAATAAAATTCATTTGTAGGATTCCAGTCGAGCCAAATAATCTTCTTGGTTCTGACTTCTAACTGAGTAAAGGCTTCATAAGAGATGTTGTTACACTCATTCAGAAATAGGACGTCACGTCTTGGCCCTCTTAACTTATCGGCACTATCAGCTGAAAAGAACTCTATCTTTGAACCTGATTGAAACGTATAGATATGATCGGTAGCATTCCATGCCGATTCTTTCCAGTAGCCATGATCAACCATGATATTTTTAAAGTCACGCTCTGCTCCACGTTTAATGTGAGGCATTGTCTCTGATACTACTGAGATAAGTTCATTCCTCTGTACTTGGGCGTAGTCAATAAGAACCATCAAAATAGAGATGGTCTTACTTGCTGATGTACCTCCGCATACTGCCCTTATTCTTTTCTTTAGCTTCAGTACCTTACTGGTTGCCGTCGTCACCTGAAACACTATTACCTCCTAGTAGTGGTTTCACTAGATCTAATTTGATTTCTTGTTTGTCTGTGAGCATGCCCTTTATCTTGGCTCCCAGTTCTAGTTCTGATTTACGATTCTGTGGCTTGAGTGTTATGTCTTCTACTAGACTAGATATGATTAGCCCCTCTGTCAGTCCATACTGTTCACAGAGGTCTTTGTACCCTTCTGATTCAGTTAGTTTCTGCGGTGTTTTGGCTGTGGCTGGGCTGTATCCAACATCCATCATTGCCCTTGACACGTTTCCACCGTTTTCCACTATCTTCTCTAATGCTTTTTGTTGCTTTATTGTTGCCATTAGTAAGCTCAATTATTATTTCTTCTAATTCTTGTTCTGTTTGCATTGCTAGCTACAACCCTCTATCCTCTCGTAATAAACCTAGCTTGGAGGATTCCCGTAATTTAATACGCACCCTATGACTAGATACCTA